GGCATGAACACATTTATGCGAGCCAATAAGCCCGTTTTAATGATGCACGAGTATATCAATTTTAGGCCAGCCAAGAAACAAACGGATAGTGGAATGGATTATCTTATTCCGTTAGATAAAGATATTAACCATAAGGCTCATTTAGAGCATCTAAAAAACAAGAAATGAAACGAGAGGAATATATCAAGCAACTCATAAACGAGAAGGGCTATAAAATCCTAGCCGAAATTGGAGTATTACGAGGGGCATTCTCTAACCATCTGTTAAAGACCAATCCAGAGATGCTCATATTGATTGACCCTTGGCAAGTCTGGGACAAAAGCGAATATCCAGACTATCCAGATTATGGACAATCTAAATGGGATGAACTCCATAATAAGGTAAAACTCCGCTATCAAAAAAACAACTGCAATATCATGAGATGCACATCGCTAGAAGCGGCCAAACAAGTACCCAATAAATTTTTGGATTTGGCGTACATAGATGGCAATCATACTCATGATTTCGTCCTACAAGATTTGAATGCATGGCTACCCAAAATCAAAAAGGGAGGAACAATCTGTGGACATGATTATCAAATCACATATAAGGCCGTAGAGGAATTCTGCAAGCAACATAATCTTCAAATAAATTTTGTAACCAGCGAAAAATCGACCGCATCCTATTTCATCCAGATTTAGACAAAACGGACAATCATAAAAAAGGCATGAAATATTATCTCAAAGACAATGTGTTGGTCAAAGCGAAGGAGCGGATAGGTTACTTATTCGATGAATTCGACCATGTGTATGTTAATATATCTGGGGGGAAAGATTCCACAATCGTTTATCATTTATCCCTAGAGGTAGCACGAGAGAAAAATCGCCTACCGCTCAAGGTTTTATTTTTAGACCAAGAGGCCGAATGGGATGCTACAATCGACTATGTCAAGGATATAATGGAGAATCCAGATGTCGAGCCGTTTTGGTTTCAGATACCCATTAGAATCGAAAATGCGACATCTCAATATGAGAGCCATGTAAACCTATGGGGCGAAGGAGAGGAATGGTTGAGGGACAAGCATCCTCTAGCCATCCATTCTGTGCCTTTTAAGACCGATGTGTTTTATGATTTTTTCCCACAATATTTCAAGCATTACCATAAGGGGGAAAAGGCTTGCCATATCGCTGGAGTACGAGGCGAGGAAAGTCCAACTCGATTATTGGGGTTAACAAATTCCGCAACCTATAAATGGATTACATGGGGCAAGTCGCTAAATGGCTCTGAAGCCCACTATAATTTCTATCCAATTTACGATTGGGGTTATCGGGATGTCTGGAAATATATCCACGATTCGGGAGTGCCTTATAATCGAATTTATGACTATCAGTATCAGCATGGAATTCCAGTTACCAAGATGCGAATTTCAAACCTACACCATGAGACCGCAATTCATCAATTATTCTACATGGCTGAAATCGAGCCAGAGAATTACAATCGTTTATGTGCTAGAATAAAGGGCATTGATTCAGCAGTCAAGAGCAGCAAAACTGGGTTTTTCGTTTATGAATTGCCATTCATGTTTGCCGACTGGAAGGAGTATAGAGATTATCTATTGGGAAAATTGGTTCAAGACGATGTAGAACGAGAGCGATTCAGAGATGCATTCAAGCAGCAAGAGGAGGTATACGAGGCATATTTGCCAGAGAAGATGTTCAAGGTTCATGTACAATCAATTTTGGCCAATGACACATGGCACACCAAATTAAGGAATTTTGACCGCTCAAAGGAGTGCTACGAGATACGCAAAAAAATAAGCAATGCAAGAGATACACAAACTAATTAAAAAAGCCTATGAGGAGGCGTGCTACAAGGAGGATTTTGTAGCGGATTTGAGAGCATGGATTCACACCGAATTGAGTCCATTGAATCGCCAGCCCATAGACCATGTAAGATGGGTACCCATAGGCATGGTTCAAGCCAATGATTATAACCCAAACTCGGTAGCCAAAAATGAAATGAGGCTCTTGTATACCTCTATCCTCCATGATGGCTACACCCAGCCAGTTGTAACGATATGGGATGAAAGCATTCAGAAATATGTGATTGTAGACGGATTCCATAGATACACGACTTGTAAGATGAACAAGGATATCCTAGAAAGGAATCATGGCCTACTTCCTATCGTGGTAATTGAAAAGGATATCAATGATAGAATGGCATCAACTGTAAGGCATAATAGAGCCAGAGGCAAGCATTCAGTTAATGGCATGAGCAACATGGTTTTCCAGATGCTGGACAATGGGTGGGCGGATAATGACATCTGTAACGAATTAGGGATGGAGGCCGATGAGTTACTCCGTCTGAAGCATATAACTGGATTCTCCAAATTATTTGAAAATGTCGAATACCAGCGAGCATGGGAAACCAACAATCAAATCAAAATCAGAAAACAATATGAGCAAGAAAACCCAAACGAAGGTTGAGGAAATAAGCCTAGCCTTGATTAAACCCTATTGGCGTAACCCTAGAGATAATTCAAGGGCGATTGATGTGGTACGAGAATCAATCCAGAGATATGGATTCAATGTACCATTGGTGCTGGATAAAAATATGGTAATTATAACTGGCCATTCTCGATTCAAAGCCTTGTTGCAACTCAAGTACGAAAAGGCTCTCTGCATCATTTCAGACATGGACGAGCAGAAAGCGAAGGAATTTAGAATAGCGGATAATAAAACCAGCGAGTTTGCCAGATGGGAACAAGATTTTCTGGAGCAAGAAATTCGTGAAATTGGGGGACTGGACGATTTCCAGATATTTTTCCCAGATGTCGACCTATCTTCATTCCTAGAGGATAGCGTAGGACAGAATATCATGCCCATCAATGAAGTTCAGATACACAAAAAGGATGAGGCACTACGGAGTCAATTTGACGAGGATAGGGAGGCTGGCATTGTCGAAATACTATGCCCACATTGTGGAGAGCCAATATTCATGGATAAGAAGGAGTTACAAGATAAATTATAGACACCATGAGGGAAAGCACTAAAATCAAAAAGGAACGGATGCTAGTGGCTCTATCCCAAAGCATGGGTGTCGTTTCTTCGGCCGTACAGAAGGCTGGAATCTCTCGCAGTCAACATTATGTTTGGATGGACGAGGATGCTGAATATAAACAAGCCGTTTATGACATCATGGAAATGGCAATCGATTTGGCGGAGGCCAGTTTACTATCCCAGATTCGTGATGGGAACACCTCCGCTACAATCTTCTATCTGAAAACCAAAGGCAAAAATCGAGGCTATATTGAACGAACTGAATTGTCAATGCCAGATACCAGTCCGATTAAGATTCATATCATAGAGAATGGAAGTCAAAACTAATGTGGTTTTTAAGCACCTCCAGAATAGCGAGAAACGAATATTAATTGAGCAAGGGGGTACAAGGAGTGGGAAAACCTATAATATCCTTATATGGATTCTATTGGGCTATATCGCACAAAATACTGGTAAGACTATATCCATAGCCAGAAAAACCTATCCGTCTTTGAGAGCCTCTGCAATGAGAGATTTTATAGCCATTGCTCAATCGGTAGGGCTATACAATGAAAGCCAGCATAACAAGACCAATTCTGAAATAACCATTCATGGAAATTTAATCGAGTTCATGGGCATGGACCAGCCTCAAAAAATAAGGGGACGTAAACGAGATTTGCTCTATTGCAACGAGGCCAATGAGTTAACCATTGAGGATTGGCGACAATTATCCCTTCGTACTACCGATAGGATTATTTTGGACTATAACCCATCGGAGGAATTCCATTGGATTTATGACGAGGTAATACCTAGAAATGATTGCGATTTTTTCGTAACTACCTATCGAGATAATCCATTCCTTGAACCCTCTGTCATAGCCGAGATTGAACGATTGAAGGATATAGATGAAAACTATTGGCGTGTCTATGGGATGGGCGAGAGGGGACAAGCAAAGGCTTTGATATTTACCCATGACCAAATTGATGAAATTCCAGCCGATGCTAAATTCAAAGCGTATGGGTTAGACTTTGGATATAGCAACGACCCAACGGCATTGATAGGAATCTACGAAAAGGATGGGTGCCTATATCTGGATGAGTTGCTTTACAAAACTGGTATGA